CAATCGTCACACTATTCCAAAATGTAGCACTTAAAATATTAAGTTGTTGTCCTGCAATATAAGCAACAACGCGCCCACCATCCACAAATTCCATGCGATCATTTGCAATTCTGTTTTGAAGTTTTTCGCCATTCTTGCCAATAAGCAACCCATCTTCTGAAATACTAAAGTAAGTTGACATTGTATTGATAAACACTTGCGATTGTTCCAAGCTTAGTTCAATTGCTTTGGTTCTTGCCCCAAGTCCTTCAATTCTTTCTGCTACTTTCAAAAGTTCATTTGTAGATGCTTCAAGATTTCCAAATCTACCTGTTAAATCACGTAATGTATCTTCACCAATTTCGTTTTTATTGATGATTTCCATGATTTTTGTGAAGTTGTCAGCTTGTTCCCTGTTGCGTTCTTCAAATTCCTTTTGGAGTCTGTTCAGTTCCTTATCATCTTTCTTTAGAATTGGTTGCCATTCACCATTCGTAAAAATCTTTGGAACTTCCTTTTCTGAATTGCTTGTATCTGTCCATAAATCACCGCTAGATGGATTTTTAGGGGCAGTAGGGCCAATTGACTTATTCACAATAAAGTCTTTAATCACAATGGAATTTTGAGCAATTACACGGTTGTTTTCCAATGCTTCACAAATGAAAGTTGCTTCTTTGTTTACATCATCAATTCCAATCACTAATTCATTAGATGCAGTTTCATGCTTTTTATTCCAATCAACATCCGTATCACCGTACTTGCTAACACGTTTCCAACGATAACTAAAACGATTATTCATCGTGATATCCATCTTGCTAACATCAGCAATTAACTTAGTGGAAATATTGCTATTTTGGAACACTACACCATCCGTTGAATGAATATTCATAATGAATGGAACTTCAGTGAAATCAAATAAGCGTTCCTTAACTAGAACGCTTAATCTTTGTACTTTTTCAGAAATACTATCCGGAGTTTCTACAATGTTAGTAATGGTTACTTTTCCATTATTTGGATTAGATAGTTGTTTTTTGATTTTAGAAACTCTTGCTTCTAATTGTAGTGCCGGTTGGTATTCTGTATCAATGACTGTTATTGAATCACCAATATTTATATTTTCCGGTAGATAGTCAATTTCTACTTGATAAGTTACTTCCGGATAAGCACGTTTTTTTAATTGCTTTAAAGTTTCATTAAATAATGCTTGTTGCGTTTTCGCTTTACTCTCATAAGTAGCGGTGATATATCCGGCATATTTAGCCGCGCTTGGATGTCGTGTCCATCTCTCTCCTTCTTGAAGATCGTGCAATGTATCTTCACTAACCCAATATCTGCCATCGTTATATTGATATCCTACTAAAGATACACCATCACCATACCCACGCAATGCAGTTGCTAGATTTTCAATGCTTTCTTTCTTAGTAATCTTACTTACATTAGTTCCATATTCTAATCTAACTTTATTATCCTTACCAATTCTCTTGTAGAAATTCACCAATTTACGATGAATTTTTCCATGAACAAATTCATAACTAAAATTCATTTCTGCATCAAACGCTTTTGCAATTCTTCTTAGTCGTTTTGTAGCAGTTTCAAATCCTTCTGTTTTAATCGTCCTTTTGTTTGTATTTGGTATTTCATTAACACCAATTTCCCAACCGGAATCGTATGTAGATGAATCAAAGTATTCTTCAAGCGTTCTAGGTTCATTCCCTATTAATGGCCATACTGTTTCACCTAACAAATCTAAACCAGCATCTTCACAATAGATTGTTTTACTATCGTTATCTTGTTCAATTGATATAATTTCAAATCCACGGATATCATCATCCACTTTTGCAAACAAATAACATCCAACAGATAATTTTTCAACTTCCGGATTTCCATCTTTATCCACAGTAAATTCTAAAGTTGCAATTCCCGTATCTAAATCTTGTTCTAACCAATCATCATCAGCTATCAATCCGCCAGTTAAATCAAAAGTTAACTGGCAGACTGTTTCATATTTTCTGTTTGTAACTGTAATCATAACCAACGCTCCCTGTATGTGGCTTCAATAACCGGAATTTGGTTATCATCTCCAAGAACTGCTATTTCAGTAGTTCCCACGTTGATAGCAAAAACTTGGCTTGCAGCATTGATATATTTTCTAGTTCCGTTGATAGTCAATTCATTTTTTGAACTATCGAAAATAACTACATCATTAGTATTAATGACTGGTTCGCCATTCTCATAGCCATATTGAATAGCTTTTCCGTTTGGATGCGTGAGTGATAGCATCTTATATGGTTTACCTGCAGTGAACTTGTAAACCGGATAAACCGGTGCAGTTCCTTCATTTTCAAAAACCAGTTTATTAGATACACGCTTTGCGACTTTCTCTTTCTTAGAATATGCAAAAGGATCATAACAATGGATTTCAAATGAACCTTCTGAAGCCTTCCAATTGATAATGGAATAATCATTACCACCGGCAATTACTCCTTTATAGTAAATATCCGCATTGTGTGCAAATTCAAATAAGCTTTCTTCCTGTGCAAAAAGAACTTTTTGAATTGCAATTTTTGTTTGTTCGATTCTATCGCCTATAATCGTAAATTTAACTTTAATCACACGTTTTCCAAATGTTCTGCGTTGGAATCGTTCACCATTCATCAAAGCATACTTTTTAGACTTAGAATTGATATTAGGGGCAAACCCTAAATCAACATCATTTATAATCATTAAATTTCCAAGTTCTTGTCCATTTACTTTAAATGAAATCAATATCGTTCACCCCTTTTTCTTCTTTCCCGTCTATCTACTTTGTTTTGTTCATCGGTTACGTATGGTGTAATTGTCTTTCCGATTACTTTGCCATCCAAATCAACCGTTGTATGAATTTCAATTACTTGTTTTTCTTCCGGTGAATCATATCTATAATTATCCGGAGTCCATGCTTTAATTTGCTGCGCTTGTTGTTTAGTCAACTGAACTCCACCGGCTACCGCTACATTACTTCCAATCTCAACATCATTGAAAACTTGATTGTCAAGATATTCATCAACAACATCATTGATTTCTTCTGCAATGCTTATTACTTGGCTTTTAACACCGCTGAATCCATTTTCTAAACCTTTTTGCAAACTGTTCATGATTGCATTACCATGTGGAATTAACAATCGTTTATCATAGCTGATTGGCCCTTTGTGTTCTGAAATCCAGTTAGCAATGCCGCCAATAAAATCAGTAACCGCGCTCCATGCAGATTTTAAACCACCAAGGAACCCATCAATAATGGCTTTACCTGCAGACCACAAATCAATTCCAGTGAAATTCTGAATGATATCACTGCCCATTTTTGCAATCTTTCCAAGCACTTCCGGAATCATTTTGGCAATACCGGAAATTAAGCTAGAAATGATTTTTATCCCTGCATCTAAAATTTGTGGAAGATTATTCCAAATAGTTGTTAATATATTTCCAACCATATTCGCAATAGTTGAGATCACTTGCGGAATTCTTTGAACAAGCCCATCAATTAAATTGCTAACCACTTGAAATCCTGCGGATATATATTGTGGTGCATTTTCATAAATAGTAGTTAGTAATGATGTAATTAAATTCCATGCAGCATCCACAATTGCTGGCGCTGATTGAATTAATCCATCTACTAATTGGAACACAAAATCAATTCCGGATTGAAAAATTGAAGGCCAATTTTCCATAAATGCAGTGACTAAGAAATTCACTATATCACTTGCTAGATTTATCAAATCCGGAATAGCTTCTAAAGCGCTATTGTATAGATTTAAAATTAAATCTTTTCCAAGTTCTACTAATTCGGGAATAGAATCTAAAATGGAACCCAAGTTGCTTGCTAATGTTTCTTGCAACGCCTCTAATCCAAATTCCACAATATCCGGAATACCTTTTACAATATTTCCAAGCATTGGAAGGAAGTTATCAAAGAAGAATGTTTGGGCAGTTTGAGCAAGTGCAGTTAGTGCCGGTTCCACATCTTCACCTAAAGCTAAATCTCCAAGCACGTTGCTTGCAGCAGCTTTCATAGCGTTAAATGAACCGGTGAATGTAGTGGATGCTTCTTTTGCGGTTGTTCCGGTAATGTCTAAGTTTTCTTGAATCGCGTGGATAGCTTGATACACATCATTTAAGTTGTTGATATCATACTTAGTTCCGGTTAGTTTCTGTGCATCGTTTAATAAACGTTGCATTTCTTCTTTAGTACCACCATACAAGTACATATTCGATGCAATTCGCTACTTTGCACCCGTCTTTTAAAGACTGCTCTATGTCACCATAGAGATTAGACTATCTCTTATGCATTAAATGCACCCTAGCGCTTCGGTTCGCTTGAACCTACTCTACTCCATTAAAAAAACTGATGTTTTTTCTGTTTCGATAGTCGTTACACTTTCAAGATTGAATCTTGCTTAGCACGATATTGTCTAAGCTGCTATGCTTAGAGTTTCATCGTTTTCACTAGGTTTAATCTCGGCTATGGCTTTTCTACCGAGCTTTAAATTGTCCAACATGGTGTAGTTCTGTTTAGCAAATCCTTGATATGCGGTTTGGATGCTTTCCATAGATGTACCCATCTTATTGGAGTTATCCGCC